CTTCTTCAATAGTATTTAGGTCCTGTTCGTTCTCTGTATCAATTTCTATTTCTATTTTTATTTTCATACTACTAGTTTCTCCACTAGACTCATAGCTACGGCTGTGCCACTAATAGCACTGCCTATCATAATTGCTCTATCACTCCATTGCATGCCAACATAAATCCAGGCAATACTACTAAAAATATATGCAAATTGTCCGTATTGTGTAAGTCCTGCAGATATAGTAAACACTCCCACAACAGCAAGTACTGTTGCTAGCCACTTAACATACCAGTCAACAGTGCCAGTTGGAGTTGTAGGCTTTACATCATTATACTCGGTTTGTAAGTCGCTTAACTCCTGCTGAAGACGTTTCTTTTCTTTAGATAGTTCCATTGCAAGCATTGCTGCTTTACTCATAGTACTATTTTCTTTATAGTCGTCTTTTATCTGCTGTTCTTCTATATCTGTCATCTTACTCACCAAAGTCAAACAAACTTGAGAATGTTGTATGTGATTTAGTATCCTCTAATGGATAGTTAAGCACTCCAATCAAGTTGTCTAACTTGTTATCAATAATTGTTTCTGCCATAGCTGCATCATCGAACGGAAGTTCTTTGAACCATTCTGGTAAACGCATTTGATCTGTTGGATATGCAACACTTGTGTACCCTAATGGATTCTGCTTGAGTTTACAAACAATAACTTTCATACCATCTACAATCTCTTCACTATACTTGTCACCGTTCATGCGCTTTAGTGTATTCCAGTTAATACTTGCTCGAACGTGTCCGGGCATGTTTGCTTTACCTTGTTTTTCTTCTAAGCGTCTGTAGTGTCCAACTTTGTTTGCACGTTTGGGCGAACCTTTCTCCCAGCCTGGTCTTGCACTAAACTCTTTACGGAACACTGTAATGCGTTCAAGCACATCTTCACGGGGCTTGTCTGTAAGCACCATAAGCAATAGTTCGCTTAGAAACTCTTGCATAAACACTGGAGTATCTGAACGTCTTAGATCCAATCCCATTGCTTTTACTTTGCCCGGCTTGCCATCTACATCTGTTCTAAAGCCTTCGTTGTCTACTACTAGTGCTGCATAACGCTTCTTGGTAATATACAATCCACTTTTTGCAACAATCTCTCGACCTGCTGCAATAACATCTGCACGACTCTTTGGACAGTGATGTGACTTAGCCATCATATCTGCAAATGTGCTGTCTACTGCATCTGCTACTTGATCATATAGTGTAATAGCTTTTTCAGTATCCCAAGGAATTTTACCTGATTCTATGTCATCTTTGAGTGTAGGGTATGCACTAAAGTAAACAGAGTCAGTGTCACCGTATATAACAGCATCACCTGTGTGATCGTATACACCTGTAATAACCTTGTTTGCTTCTGCACTCATGTGCTTAACAATTGTACGTCCTGTTAGTGTTGTACTTTGTCCGATACGCTTGTCAAAGAATCTACAACCTGGATTAAGAATAGCACCATACAAACTGTTTAAGTTAATCTTTTTAACTAGCTGACGTTTATCCCAGTATTCAATCTCAGCAGCATTTTCTGCATCCTTTGCTTTTTTTAGCATTTTCTGCAAATCTTTACGTTCGCTATACCAACGCTTTAGAATACCTGGAATAACACCTTCAAACTCTGTAGTAAAGATTGTACCATTAGCACTTAACATCCACGGTTGATTACTATCAAAGATTAATTGATATATTTCTGCACCGCTTAATACATCACTACCGCCATCTTCCCAGTCAATTGTAAGTGCAATAGACTTACTTTGTTCCATAACTGCTTCGTATTCCTCTGTAGCAAAGCGTCCTTCCCAACTACCAGCAAAACTTTTCTTCTTTAAGAACATGTCCTCGTGTACACGAGCGTCACTAATCTCTGGACGTATCTGACCTACAACAGTTTCTGGCGCCATGTTTAATGCACGAATCACACTAGGATACAGTGAATTCAAATCCATCGACGCAATCCACTTGTGCAAGCCTTTCTTAGGAAACGCAACGTATGCCCCAGCAGCTTGTGTGTTTTCTTCATCACGTTTTTTGCGATTAGGTACTTGTAAGCCTCTGTGCCATGCTTCGTTAACAATTGCTTGTTCAGTAACAGCAACAGCGCCCATTGTTGTTTGTAGAAGTACTGTGTTGCTGTGTGCTAGTTCGTTGCTTAGATCAATAAAGCGTAGTTTCTTGTCCAACTTGTCAAGTAGTGCAGTATCCTGAATGTTATATTCAATAAACTTACGGAAGTCATTGTTGTAAAGTGCGTCAAGTGTTCCTTCATAAGGAACTTTATTTTCGCCTACTTCAATCTCGCCAATAGCATCCAGTCGATATGTATGACGCTCCTCATAAGTGTACTTACGATACAAGTTCAAACTATCCAAATGTACACGCCCGACTAAGTCAAACGTTTCACTTTCCTTGCCAAACTTTTCGTATGTACGTTTCTTAGGCAACTGACCCCAAAGACAAAAACGTCTTGTGTCATCTTTGCTTAATACACGAGCAGTTCTGTTTACAGTATACGGAATATCATAACCTTCGCTGTTCCAACCCGATAAGATGTCACTATCTTCAATCAGTGTCAAGAACGTGTCAATCATGTCACCTTCACGTTCAAACAGCATTACGTTGTCAATGCCTTCAAGTTCTTTCTCAGCTTGCTCCATTGTAAGCGTCTTAGGCGGCACAGCAAGGCATACCATTGTCTCTAGCCATTGTAAATAGACTGAGATTGAAGTAATAGGCATAAACGGATCACTAGGATCAGCAAAGCCTCGCTCTGGATCAAAGTCAGTCTCGATATCGAAGAACGCAATGTTTAGCTTAGGAGCATCTTGGTTAAGATAGTTTTCACTTAAACACTGAAAGATAGGATTAATGTCGCTCTCAAACAGTTCTTTGTCTCTGTTGATTGCTACTTCTTTGCGGAAGTCTTTTGTGTTCTTACATACAATACGACTCAGCGGATCACCGTACACACTCTTGTACTTGCCTTGCTGGTCTTTATAATAAAATGTATATTTTACTGGGTATTCGCGGAAAGTTCTCTTACCGTCTTTGCGTTCAACTGCTTTGATAATATCAGCGTCGCGGTCAAACATAGCATCTACGTAACTCATTTATTCTCCTTTGTTGCTTGTGGCCAACTAACCGTATACCTGCTCGTAAAGTGAGCGATTCTGTAAAGTATATATTACCACCAAAGCATTGCTACGCCAAATCCGAATACATTTACTACACAAAAATATGCAGTTAGCATCATCGGCCAAGCAAGACCTCGTCTAATATATCCTAACACTCCAAAGATAGATCCGATGAAAAATCCTGGATATACTATTGTCATGTTAGGCTCATATGCAGTCATAGCCAGTGTTAGACTAGCTGCTACAGTGAATACAAAACTTAAGATTTCATAAAAGAATGCAGTTTTATCGGTATGATAACTCTGCATCCAAAATTCTTTTATTTTATTCACTATTTGTCGACGCCCACTGTTGCAACAAGTGTTTCGAGGTCATCAAATGCATCAGCATGTTTTTCCCAATCACGTTTTTGTGCAATTTTAATTGCTTTGTTGATTAGTGCTGGTTTGATGTCAAGTTCTTCTGCTACTGCCTTTACAGTGTCTTTAAGTCCGCCTTGCAAGTCTTCAATTTCTTGTAGGACAGTTACACCTTCTTGAACAAGACGCTCAAGTTTTGCTTTTTCTTCAGCACCGTAGGTACGATCGCTCATAGTTTTCTCCTGTTGAGTTGTGTTGTTAAGTATATTATAGCGCACATCGTGAAAAAAGTCAAGCAAAAACTTGACTTTATTTTAATATATTTGTGTAGGGTTACTTTTTAGCGTTTAGTTTGCGGTAAAGCATTTCTTTGATAGATTCAATGCTTTCGCCAGCGTGTATTGCTGCTTGTTGTTTCTTACGCATAGGGTGTCCTTTACCGTGAATACCCTTCTTACGTCCGTCCCCTTCTTCAACGCCTTCGTCCATCTTTGCCATGAACTTGTCGAACTCTGCCTTCTTCTTTGGATCTGCTGATATCTTTTGNAATTGTGCAGTATATTGTTTAAGAAAGCCTTTCCAATCGCCTGCTCTTGCAACCGGTGTTTTAGCAGCTGGTTTTTTTGTTGTTGTAGATTTTTCTGCGCTACCTGATCCAAATCCTGCTGCTTTTGCAATATCATCTTTGCCTAAGCCGATAGCAGACGTGCTATTATAATTATTCCAACCACGTTTAGCATCATCTCTCCAATCTTCATTAAGAGTAACGCCTGCTAGAGCAGCAAAGTCACTTAGACTATAATCACCTTCAACAGGCATAGTGCCTTCTGCAATTTCCACACTTTCCTGCAGGAAGTTTTCTTCGGTTTGCACACTTTCCTGCGGCATGCCGCCAACAGACTCAGTTAGTCTACGTAAGTCTTCAGCTCGATCGCTTGGATCTAAGTCAAATAGTTTTTGTTGTAGTGCAGCAAAGTCCATATTAGTCTTCCCAAATCTTTGCTAGTCTGTCACCCATTGCTCTAATCTTCTCAGCTTCACTTGCGTTACCGTTTTGTTCTACTGGAGCAGTTTGAGAATTTACTAGTGGTGCTGCCATAGAATTTGACTGCATTACAGTCTTTTCACGATTACCGTCTGTTGCACTAAAAATATCTTCTGCGTTTACTGGCTTATACATAATATTACTTTCCTAGTTTAGCGTTTAATTTGCCTTGTAGTGATTCTTTGTAAGTTTCGTCTTTCTTCTTCTTCTTTTTAGCACCCTTTTGTATCTTATGTCCTAGGTATGCGCCTGCTGCTGTACCTAATGGCCCGCCTGCACTTCCTAAAATTCCGCCGGCCACTGCGCCTGTTATTCCTTCGTCTACTGCATTACAGTTACAATGTTTACAAGTTGGAGGGCATTTGCAATCTTCTCTCTTAACATCAGCACCACAACACTTGTCTGAGCAATGTGTGTCTTTTGCTTCTGTTACTTCGCCCATTGGACTTTCTTGGTACTCTAGGTGATGATAAACACTACCGATCATATCTGCTGATTTAGTAATTTTAGATTGTACCCAGCCTTCTAAGCCGTCTCTTTCACTTATGCCTTTGAGCATTTCGTGTAGTTTGATAGCATACTTTGCTAGTTTGTAAAGTTCAGCACGAGCCATTTGTACTTCGTGGTCTTGTTCAGCTAGGTGTGCTTCATCGCCTAAACCTTCTTTAACTGCTTCGTTTTGTTTCTTAAGAACTGCTGCAACTTGTGGATGACTTGCTAGACCTTTAGCAATTTTTTCAATCTTTTTGTGTGC